TACCATATACATGTAGTCATTTCCGTGCGGAATCTCCGTCTAAGAGCGATGTCTTCTATTTTTGTTAATGTTCGGGCATATTGATGATATAAAATGGGGTTTTCTATTGCTATGTCATCTGGGGTAATTTCGTGGTTTAAAATTTGGTCTTTGATTTGTTCTAAATCTTTACGCTGTCCTTGGGAAGGTTCCTTTCCAATTATGATGTGGTTTGGGTTATACGGTTTGGTTTTTCCTTTTTTATCGTCATAGGGTCCGATGATATACGATTTGTTATCAGCGAGGTCTCCCCCAGCGATGTCTAAGTTTGCTCTTGGTATTTTTTTACTTAATGCTTTGCGTGATATTTTTGCTTTGCTATATAAGAATCCTTGGAGATGTGGAGTCCCTGTAGTAGGGCAGGTCTCATAGGCATATAGTATATATACATCTTTCATTTCTTTAAGTTGTTTTTCGTCTTCTTGTGTATAGTTATTTATTACGAAAACCCAAGTGCGTATTTGTGCCATTACGCCGTATAACCCCTAACGGGGTATTTTTAACCAGAAGTGGTCTAAAGGTAATAATGAGAATCCTTTGGTTAAAATGGGATTTAACCGATTCTCTGGACTTTAGACTATACGCGACCCCCTACTACCGCGACCCCCACGGGGGGTCTTGGTCCGCTTATTGTGCTCGTTCCTCGCACGGGTAAAGACCCGCCCGCCAAAGAGCGGTCGGGATTATTCTATCTAAAGATCAGTGTAGTAATGACAAATGTTAAAGTTAATCGCTGCTCCGCTGAACGCAGCGTTATTGACTAAAGTCAATGCTCCTGCCCCCGTAAAGGAGTTGTCGGCAATATTTCCCGCATCTGCGGTAATGAACAATAAAAGTTGCCCATGGGTTATCGAAGTAGTGTTCTGTAGGAAACGCACGACGTGTCCTACTCCACGATTGTATTTCATCTTAATAATGTGGTTTTTGACTTGTAATCCGGCGTCAATATTGTCCTGTTTCAAAACAGTTGTTTTATTGTATAATACTCTAAATTGTCCTCGTTGATCTGGTGATGTGTTAGAATTGTAATCAATTAGTCCGCCATTAGCATTAATGGCAGAACCGTTAGGTAGTGCTGACTGTAAATAGAATGACTCTAATGCTGTTTTTGGATCTTGTGGTGCTCCCTGAGTTGCGACTATCGTAAAACGAAGTCTAATAGGCGTTAGAGTGTTAGCAGACTGCTGAGTAATCTTGAACTGTGCGTAAGATGACTGTAAAGTGATTGATGATCCTTCGCGTCCCGAGAATCCGTTATTTTCTACTGGGTATGGGGTAATATCCATGGATACCCAACCCCCTGTCGTTGATACTCCAAATGAACCCGCCGCATATTGTTGCCCAATGGGAAATGGTTGAATTAAATCGGCAGTATTGCCTCCGTTTCTGTATGATGTTTGTGGTTTGACACATGTTATATCTCCGTTGGTTAGTGCTATGGGTGCTATGTAAAATCGTTTTTTTTCGCTGGTCTTAGCAAGCATTTTCTTAAATGTGCTAAAACTAGACTTAGGAGCGGACTTCCGCATTGGTTTTCGTTTGGGTGCCATCTTACGGCGTGGTTTTCTAGCAAAGCGTCTCTTTGGGGGCATTTGCTATATTAGATGGAGAAAAAAATTCCCTAGGTTTTTTTTAATTCTACGATTTTGATCCTTCTGGTTAGTTGCTCTAATGAATCTTTTGCGTTAAGATGTGTGAATATTTCGCACGGTGGTAGTGCGGAAGTTATTATGACATGCTTGCTTGTAAATGGCATTGGTTCTCGGTTGCGTCTCCTAATCTCGTATGGGTATTTGTCTATCATGAGTAATAAGTCTTTGTATTTTATCTCTCCTCGAAACTCGTTTATTATAACGGTTTCTTGTTGGCAATATCCATCTTGCCAACCGCCATCATCTTTCCAATTGTAATGAGTGTCGGGACTGTAATTTTCATATGCGGTATGTGATTTGCCTGTTCCTGTGGATCCGTAATACCATATACATGTAGTCATTTCCGTGCGGAATCTCCGTCTAAGAGCGATGTCTTCTATTTTTGTTAATGTTCGGGCATATTGATGATATAAAATGGGGT